ACGTAAGCGATGAATAACCTGCCGTTCCACAAATTCCTCCAGCTATGAAATAATAGAGACAACCAGGAGGGTCTCTATTCAAATCGGTTCTCGATTGACTACTTTGTATTCGTTCACTACAATTCTTCGAATCAAGTACTTGACATCTCCATTAAAGGAAGGAAATCATCGCCAATGAATGATAACCAAAGAAATGCCAGACGAACGGATCAGGAATGGATAAATCTGATACAGGAATGCCGCACAAGTGGTCTTGGGGACAAAGACTGGTGTGAACAGCATGGTATTCCAATCAGCACATTTTATACGAAGATAACAAGGCTCCGCCAAAAGGCCTGTGAGATACCAGCAGCCAAGCATCGTATTGTCAGGGAAAGCCAGCAGGTAGTTCCTCTTCCAATTATAGATGAATTACCAAAACCCTGTTGGAATGGGGATGCTGATGTCAGGACTTCTCCAGCTGTGATCTTAAAAATCAATGATTACAGCATTGAAATTTCCAACCACGCCACCAGAGATACGATATTAAATACTCTTTCTGTGCTGCAACAGCTATGCTAGGCGAATTATCCGGAGTTGCCAAGATTTTTATTATTACCGGACGTACTGATATGAGACGCAGCATTGATGGCCTTATGGCAATTATCCGGGATACCTATGAAATGGATCCTTATGCAAATGCACTTTTTCTTTTCTGCGGGCGAAAGAAAAATACAATGAAAGCCTTACATTTTGATAAGGATGGGTTTGTCTTATATCTGAAAAGACTTGATAATGGCCGGTTTCAATGGCCAAAAGATGCTTCTGAAGTGCACCCACTTACAAGACAGGAATTCCGGTGGCTGATGGAAGGACTGTCAATTGAACAGCCGAGAGCAATCAGGCCCATTACCCAGAAAAAAGACTTCTGATTTTGTGCATAATGGAGAAAATGAAAAAAATGATATCCGGTTAAACTCCCGTTTTTCTCCGGTTATCCACACACTCCGATCTGCATTTAAAGTTATCCGTGCATGACACCGATATACCAGAAATGAATGTGCATAAGTCTCTTAAAAATGCTGTAGAACAGCCTTTTTTCAAGGTTTCCCACCATTCTTCTTTTCGTCAAAATGACGGTGCGTATCTGACTGCACATTTGCCCATATCCTCATAATTGTTTATAATGTAAGAAGAATAAAAACCGGGGAGGCATGGTGCATCATGGATGAAAAAAGTACGTTTGAACAGCAGATGAAACTGTTGCAGACAGTTGTGGAACAGCAACAGGCTTATATCCAGGCACAGAATGCCCACATGGCGGAAAAGGATGCCCGCATGGAGCGATTTTATGATGGAACATTGCACAGGTCTAATTGATGTTGAAAATATAACAGCAGAAAAGCATGAACCACTGCCGATTTAGGATCTTGGATGCAAAGGGATCGTTGTATAATACGGCAGGTTATTCATCGCTTACGTTATCACCTCACAAGTGTAAAAAAATAGGCAAGCTATATATAATAATCTAAAATAGATTAGCATATATAACCTGCCTAGTATTAATACACTAATCTATTTTCACTCATAATATTTACAATTTTCAACTTGCTTATATGGTATGTATTTGTCTTCATTATTACAATACCTTTGGCAACTACACAATTTTAAAAGTTCATTACTTTCCGTGTCTTTCAAATGACAAAATATCATCACCTTTTTAGAATTTACAGACATTTGCTGATATCCGTTTTTACACATTTAAACACACTTTCTATGTCAATTTGTATGTAAAATAAGGAGATCCAATTTCACCCTTATATTTAACTGACACATAATCAAGACCACAGTCATCGACGTTATCTATTCTTATTCCGAATCTGTTAAAGTCGATATCTAATGTTTTTAGATTTCTGTCATAAAGTAAAACCTTGCACTTTTCTGTTTTAAAAACTTCTTTATTTATAGCCATAATCCCTCCTTAATTGGATATTTTGGAGAGGAAAATAATCCTCTCCATTAATTTAATTTAGGAAGTGGTTACTGTAACCTTAATTACATCTTTAATAGTTCCGTATGTAATATTCACATATGTAGTGCCGGCTGCAACAGCGGTAATTACACCACCTGATACAGTGGCTGTAGCTGGCGTATCAGAAGTAATTGTGCAATCAGCAGGATCAATACTCACATTGCTATACATTCCACCTTTAATTCCAATAATTGTAATTGCCTGAGTTCCACCAACAACCAAAGAAACTACTGCGGGAGTTGCGGCAATATCAGCAACAGCTACATTTGACTCAGTAGATGGAATCTCTGAAATGTAGGCATATACAGATCCGTCGGCGCAGGTATCGCCATCAACAGCAAGTGCGTCACCGTCCATCTTAGTAGTAGAAACGCCACTCGCTTCCATGGAAATGTCAAAGGTACCATTAAGCCGAAATGACGGGACAACAATCTGAACTTCAGCAACCTTACCAGATGAGTTGTTATGTTTGTCTGCGCTTAAAATAAGTTCTCCTATTAAAGGAGTGGAGTCCGCATCAATGGTAACTCGTTTTACGGTTGTGTTAAATTTGTATGTAGCTTTTACCTTGGCGGTAGCCGATCCAACTGTGACTGTAGAACCAGTAGGAGTTACTTCTGCAATAGTTCCATCACTCTTCTCAACAAATACATTTCCAATTGGAGTTTTTGCAAGAGTACCTACGCCATTTGTAAGCGTTACGCATTCAGCAACTTTGTATACGTCTTTAAGGCTTTCTGTGATTGTAGAACCTACATTTGCAGCAATATAAGCCAGATTCCATTCAGCCATTTCAATTGAAGCAGAAAGTTTTCTTCCGTATTTGAATTTGTATAATGTTTTTCCACCTTTACCTCCCGTAACTTCCTGGTCTTCCATGGAAACAGAGAGACTGGTGTTAATAGAAGTGGTTCCTGTGAACGCCAGAATGCCATTATGTTTAAAGGCAACGTCAGCTGTTGATACTAAAAAATCTTTAGCCATTTTATTTCCTCACTTTCATAGTCTTATTTTTTTGTAATAAAAAAAGAAGCATAATCATTAACCGATTTTGCTCCTTAATTCTCCTTCATCAGCTTTTAAGTTTTGATACTTATCAGCTACATCAATCGATGTCATCCAATCCTTGACTGGTTCTTTTAGCGTGACCATTCCTCCGTATTCGGCAGTTTTAAGAATTTTATAACTATCGTATACGTTTATTCTTTTTATATATCTCCAGAACTTTCGTATGGTCATGTTTTCAATATATTCCTCTGTAACCTTTAAGCCAACAATCAAAGAGTCGATATAGTCTTCAATTTCGGCTTTTTCTTTTCTCTTTTTTGCCTCAAATTCTTTGGCTTTTTCTAATGCTTCGAGAGTATCTTTATTAATAAACTCATCAATATCAAAATCAATATCATTTTGAAGAATAATAATTCTCCTTATGTCATCAAATATTTCAGGAGTTATTTCTTCTCCATTAATTGTAAAATCAAGAGATTTTGGTTTGAATTCGATTTTAGCGTCTTCTCCACAAGCCATTCTCAAAAGTCCCATTGCAAAATCAAAATAAACTTGCAATATGGGCATACCATATTTTTCAGCAAACTCTTTATTCCTAAACGTAAATTTCAAAAAATCAAGATACGTCATTTTTAACACGTCTTTTTCTTGAAACAAAGAGTCTTTGTAAAGAGTAATTGAAACTTGAAACTGCTGAAAATCCATAATCTTTGACATCTTTATAGGGTGTAAAACAATATTCTCGTTGTATTTTATCTCTTTGTTAAAAATTAAATTGGCATATATCAGCCGTTTATCAATTTTCACATGCATCACCACCGTCGTTGTAATTGGTTATGTGATACCTCAAACATTTACCATAAAATTTATTATTTGGTACATATGGTACAACAAAGTTACTCGGATACGGTTCAACATTCCCGATTCCACATATATTAGAGTTACCATTTATGATTCTGTCAACGCAGTCGCATAAAGTATCCACTCTATTAGCTATAGTAGTGGCATAATACCCGGACTGAGTTAATTCTTCAACTGATGGTGTTGTAATAGAAGATAGTCTTACGAGCTTTTTATTTGAACAGATATAAATATAAAGGTCAAAATCAATGAACATATTATTCACAACTTTACCATTAAACGCTTCGACCAATACAAAAGTCTTTTCGTCTGTTGTAGTATCGTCTACGAATATGTAATCAAACACATAACCCTGTTCTTCGTATTTTACTCCATCAATAATCCATGAACCTCCAATTAATACATCAAAAACAGTTAGATCTTCATACACTGGTGCAGATGGGTTTAGTAATTCTCTAAACATTTCATTCTCTAAAAGGAGATTGATTATGTTGTTTTTATACTTTGGAGCATAATATAATGCTGACATTTATCTCCCTCCTAGAATAGTGACGTAATTAAAATTGATATTTCATTAGGTTCAGCAGATCCATCAGTTGCTTCCAGTTTCAACAGGAATGTGCTCTTAATTAGAGATTTGTCGTTTACCTCGATTTTGATATAATCCACAGCCTCGGTTGTAGTAAGCTTGTTGTTAAAATCTGAAGTAATAGTCCACTTCGGCGTAAGAGTAGTTATAATGTTTCCGTTAGTGTCTTTAAATACAGGTTTAAATTTGCTGTATGACCCAACCGGAACGGAAGCTTTTGAATACGAGATAGTGGCTACATATGGCTTTGTTGTGGGCGTAGGATCTGGCGTAGGAGTGGGAGTGATGTAGTCACATAACATGAGATCTGGGCGATCCTTTTCTGAATTTGTTTGAGTCTCTTTGACAATAAATTCTAAATAACCGCGACCATTTTTTACATATTCAGTTGTATTTTCTAGCGTCACAACATATGCAGTTGGTTCTTCAATATCGTTGTCTATGAAGAATCTTTTTCCTTCTCGTATTTTAATTGTTTCTGAATCATAAGGAATCCATATTTTTAGCTGTTTTGCTCCGATCTGGATAACTTTATTTTCATCTATTCCAACACTTGTTTGCCTACTTGTAATGCACCAACGCTCTATGACATCACCGGAAGCGTTTTGCCACTTTAACTTCCAGTCACACGACTGAACAATTACCTTTTCATATATTTTGTTGTTATCTGGGACACTAATCATCAGCCAAAACAAATCATTGTATTTAATATACGAATTAGACAAGTATGTGCCAATCGAAGACAAAACCGATCTCTGATCTGATTTAGTTTGCGAATCAGTTAATTTATCCTGAATAACACATTGTATTTCTTTTTCATTTGTTAAATCTGAACTGTAAAGCATTATGGTATCTACAATAGGAGAAGTGTCTAATATTTCCTGAAAAGAGTCTTGAGCATATGATGTAAATTCATCCTTTTCAAATCCGCTGTTATACACAGGCTTTACACCCATTAACATCCATTCTTGCATATTGCACCCCCTAACCATAGCAACGTTTCATTTGCTTATCTATAAGGTGTTTTGCTTTTGACATTTGCAACTCTAAATCCGCTTTAGTAATCCTTTTAGATTCATCTCCGCCCGTAATGGATATATCTTTACCATTAATTCCAGATAATTTCTCAGCCCTGCTTAATTCTCTGGTCAGATAATAGGTATACATAATTAAAGCAATGGTTTTTACTTGATATTGTTTGAGTTTTATCAAAAATTGATCTGAAATTTCATCATATGCAAGTTCATCCAGTTCTAATTCATATTCACCTAATGCGTCAAAAAACCATTGCTTCTCTAATCCATCAGGTAGGGCATATTTTGATTGGGGTAATGAATGAAAAGAAGACAATATTTCTGCATAGGTCGTGTTTACCATTACAATCACCCCTTTCTATTATTCAAACTTATAACCAGAAATTTTTTCGATATATGTCTTTTTATAACCTTCTACATTTTCGATACCAGCCTCTTTAGCTAATTCAATTACTGTTTTCTTTTCAGCTTCAGTCGCTACAAGTTTAGAGACTGCTTCTTCAAATTTAGTTTTTGGAGTAACCGCTAAAGCTTCTTTTAACGCGTCTAATGTAAGCAAGGTAGTAGATGGCTTTTCTTCTTCGTCGCCATCTCCAAATACAAATTTAATAATATTTCCATCGTTTATTTTAATGTCTGCATTATTACCAAATCCATCTTTTCCAACGAAAAATAAGTTTCCCATTTTAACTTGCCCATCAATTTCTGCAACGGTTAACTGCTTATACCCCTTTACATTTGCCGGAATTGTTATATCTTTTTCGGTTTCGGTTGCCCTAAATCCTAAATCCCAACTTCTTAAATTATCAATACTTACTCTATCTGTTAATTTTACTTGAGCCATTAAAAATCCTCTCCTTTTAAATATAAATATTTTAGAAAAGGAGAGGCGTAATGCCCCTCCTTGTTTACTTAATTAAACAACCTTTTTAGCCATCATTCCGATTTCGAATTCTCTACCTTTAACGACATCGCCACCAACCTCAATATCGAAGCGCGTTTTAATAACACCGGTTTCAACATCATTTCCAGTCATAGTCATAATTCCACCACGTCTAAAGATATTCAGAGGAGATGTATTTCCCTGTGCAGTAAAATATAACTTATCAGAATCGTAATATGTTTCGAACGCAGTTTTATCAGCTAAAGGTTTTGTAAAGTTATATGGATTCTCCAATTCAACAAGAGAAGCGCCCTTGTAGAAACCGTTTAACCCCGCCTTTGCGATTTCATTAACCTGCTCTGGTGTATAGAATGGAATTGTTGCGCTGCCTACTGTCTTATATCCATTCCAATCACAAATTGTAGAAAGTACAGAGAAGTCACCTGCGACGCCAACTTTACCCATCTTTCTCATTTTTGTAAGCATTGCGTCTACTAATGCCTGAGTCGGAACGGTGTCATATTCTGAATAGAATTTTACGTATTTAGTGTTATTCTTGACAGCATCATTAAGAATACCTAATACATAAGCTACCGCCTTATTGTTCATATCAATCTGAACCTGAGATGTTTCTTCTGCAATATTTCCACCGAAGTTTCCGCTTGCAAGCTCTCTATAATCAATAGCCATACCACTAGAGATAGTTTTTGTGGTAATCGGATATTCAATCCAATTCTTGCCAGCAAAACTTACGTCAGATCCAGATGCCTGTACTCTAGCATCAAGTCCTTCATAATTGTACGTCTTCACAATCGCCTGCTGATCATATCCGATTTCTTTATAATTTCCCAAGAAAGAGAATACTTTCATGGATTCAAGCAGTTTTGGCTGAATCATAAATTTAACGTATGAGTTAATTTCAGCTCTTGCTCTAAAATCCCCCATATCGGCTCTTTCGCCAAGATTTTTGAGTCTCGAAACTACGGCATCAACTTCCTTCCCGTATTTAGTAGTATCTTCTCCATGGAAAAGAGCAGAACAAATTTCCACAACTCTATTTAATTTCTTCTGGTCTTTAACCTGAATGTCGTCTTTCCTCGCATTATTAAGTTCAAAAGATGTATTCATTAAAATATTCCTCCTTATTTTTTGCATATAAAAAAGACACCCGTTTGAGTGTCTTGAATAAATTATTTTTAATTAAGCAACAATTACTTTTACAGCTAATCCGCTACCGCCAAAAGTGGTCTTCTCGATGATTTCAAAATATGTAGCATAACCAGTTACGTCGGCAGTTTCAACTAACTTTCCATCTGTTCCAAAAGTTAACTTATCTCCCTTTGCTAAATTCGCATAAGCAGTGGTTACAGCGTCTGTATCCATATCAATGATTCTTCCATCGAGGGATTTTACTCTAAACAATCTAGAATTTTCACCAATCTCAATAACGTAATCATTTGGCTCATGAGTTTCTGGTTTGTCAATTCTGTTCATTACAATGAATACATCACCCTTTGTAGTGGTAGAAGTAGGTAAAGCCGCGGTTTTAGAACTCTCATCGACAGTTACTCCGTAACCATTTTTTAAAGCGGCTGCACATTTGCAATATCCAATATTCTGAGCCGTTTTGTATGCTCCGATTTCTCTAAATTTTAACATAATATAAATCCTCCTTTTATTATTCAAACATACCGTTAAGATCAACTATTTCAGCATTTGTATCTGCTTCGTCTACGAAACCGAAAATATCTTCGGTTTTAATTTGTTCTTTTGCTGAATTAATTTCAGCAATCTGAGATTCTTTTGTTTTTGCTCCAATAGCAGCGTTGATTTTAGTAACAATAACATCAACAGAGGTGCTATTAAAATCCTCTTTAAATGAATTAATTTCTACTTCTGCGACTTTCTTTTCATCGTCTGTAAAATTAACGAGAGCTGAGTTTAACTCATTTACAGCATTCTCTTTCTTACACTCGTTTAACTCGCTCGTAATTTTTTCTACCATAGCGTTTAATTCTGCGATTTCCTTATCTTTAGCACCGACATTCTCCTCTACGTCGACATTCTTTGCATTAAGTTCTGCAATTTCCGCCTCCTTTGTTTCAAGGGTAGAGTTTAACTCATTAATCTGTGCCTCATATTCGGAATTCTTAGAATTAGTTTCAGCTACAGCACTCTTCACATTAGCGATGAGCTGTTCCATCTGTTTCTCATCCATTGAATAATCCTCCTTATTTTTTTTATTTTCATTTATTTCTACAATTGTGGCAACTTCATCTGATGGTCTAATTTCGAGAATTGCATAGCCAGTATAGTCATAGTCGACGGGAATTCTTCCCTTTTCTTTCCAACCATAAAGATATCCAATTGATTCTTTTCCTTCTTTATGAGAAAACTCTACACTTCCTTTTGGTTGCTCTCCTTCAGATAAGCGTTCTTCAAGTATATCTATAAAATCCTTATATCTCTGATAATCAAGATATCCTTCTCCGATACATACTCGCTTATCTTCTCCATCAATATTGACAGTATCTATATAACCATTGGTAAAATTACCAATCATTGTAGCGTTTCTAAAAACTGGCATTCCGTCTTCAATATCAGTAAGTCCATGTCCGTATATTTCTGTTCTTTGATCATTAGTAAACTCTACAGTTATTGACATGTTTTGAATTGAATCCAATTGCATCCTTGTGTATTTTTCGAGATATGTAATTCCATTGTCGTTATATAGAGTGCCAGTCTCGTTAACTACTGAATCATCTGGATATATCTCATGTAATATAGCCTTGAAGTATTTTTTGCCATTGACCGGCTTTTTGCTTGACAGCTCAAATTTAATCATTTTCTACCTCCTATACACCTGGTTTTGGCATGTTGTTTGAATCAATCGTTTTGCTCTGAACCGTGTTTTCATTGTTATTGGAAGTAGTTGTTGGTCTGCCACCACTTTGGTCAACGTCACTATCTTCTGAATCCTTGCCAGACATGGTAAAACTCGTTTTGTGTACGGGGAATTTATTCTCCCAGTCGTTTTCTAATTCTTCTTCCATTAGTGCAATATAACAATCTGGCTCTATTCCAGTAGAAGATATCCATGCTTGCAATGAGCCTTTTCCTCTTGCATATAAATCACTCATGTATTTAACCATCTTGTCTCTATTAACAAATGTGGTTGGTAAGATTGCCATTTTGGTTAAGCACGCAGAATCTTTTATAATGGTTGCATTTATAACTTTATTAAGTTCATCTACAATATCAGAGATATGTGCATAAATTGACGAAGCAATACATTCTATATTTAATGTCGCGGTGGCAAAATTGGCAGATGATTCTCCTCCCACAATAGAGGCTTCAATTCCAATATCCTGCGATACATTGTTCTTAACATTTGTTTCATTTTTGTCATCAAATATAGAAGTATCAACTTTAATTTGATCTAGTTTTGTACCGGTAGCCAAAGAGAAAAATGCTTTTCCATAACGATTGCTATTATTAAATAAAGCCCCCTTAATCATGTCGTGCTGATCTTTTTGCTGCGTTTGAGATAATGAAGATGATCCTTTTTTCTCGCCCTCTGGGTACGTCTCATAAAATACCTGATTATTTAAATCATCGAGTACGTTCCTTTTTGTGTTTATAAAGTGGTTTGCGTACAAAATATCATCGAGAGCTGAAAGCGGGAGGGGGACTCCCCATGGCTCACTATCCGCTGATTTTATTTTGTGGCAAATGGTATTATCGTTATTTAATGCAATCCACGGCTGAATTTGCTTCCCTTTATCATACTTATCCCATCCATCACGAATTTCTTTTGGAAAAGCTTTTAATTTTCTCTCGCGGTTTTCACCTGCGAACTGCGAAAAATACCTCATATCAAAAGCAATTTTATAAGATCCATTAACCTTTCCGATTATCCTACAATATTCCGTTGGTAATGCAACTATTGAAGCATTAATCCCAAGTTCATTGATTTCAAAAATATTTAGAACGTCTATGTCAGAAAGATACTTTTGATTGTTAATAGGGGCAGTAGTCGTTTCAAAATAATAAAAAATGATGCCATCGTTAAAGTCTTTTAACAATGCATCACGAATGAATTTTTTATATTTTATTGTTGAAAGAGTCGATTCAAATTTCTTTTTATTAACATTCTTCCTTTTTTTAAAACTTTCAGAAGTATTATTGGTAGAGCAGTAAACTACCTTGTCTAAAGTGTGCATTGACCTCATATAATCAAGACCACTTGATATTGCACCATTTGTGCGATAAGCCCACCATGAAAGTTTTCTTAATTCACGATGATATATCATTGGGCTTTCTTTGTATTCGGATATCATTCCAAGATCAACTGGACAATCTATTACTGTATCGCCCATAGAAATTGACACTGGAATAGAAGAGTTGTACTCATAAGAAAACGACTTTTCTTCTACTACTAATTGATTTACTTCGGCTACGGTTTCGATTTTTTGTATGGTATTTTTATTTTTAGAACCAGCAGGTCTTCCTCTTTTTTTTGGTTCATTATTTGGTTCTGACATTTTGCGATATCACCTCCTTAATTGTATAGTGGTAGAAATTCATAGTCGGCATTCATATTTTGGATATCTAGTTCTAATTGATCTAAAAAATACGAACCGTATGAGCAACTGGTATATCTATCTTTTCTTTTACTCCCTTGTTCATATATTTTAATTGCTCCGGTTTGTGGCATTTTTTCATAAAGGAGTTCTGCACATTCACTTATCATCGCCTGTGTTTCTAAAAATGGTTTTTCGAATTCGATTTGCTCGTCTAAATTAATTGTTTCCATATACTCTTTATTTGATGAGAGGATATCTTCTTTTGCGACATTATAATTAACAAGAAAATCAATTTTATCCTCGTTAAGATTCTTTCTAAATGCCATAGCAATATCGCTATTTAAACTCTGTGTTGCATTAATTGCATATATACATTTCTTTGCGTTTGGATCTGAACAAGTTTTTGAATATTCATCATTGTTCATACAGCATATCGGCTTGTATTCTATACCTCGTTCTTCATCATATAAAACCTTTTGAAGAGTATACAAAATCTGAAGCCCTCCATTGCGACAATCCAATACAATATAATCAGAATTAGTATCTTCAAATAATTGACGTATTCTTATTGCTTGAAGTGTTGTGTCGCCGATCTGATTAGATTCTATGTATGGGTATTGCCTCCTGTATCCTTTAGACACTTCAATAGTATCGTCGGCATTAACATAAGTCATTGTTTCTGGAATACCTCGAATAAAACTATATACAGAATTGTCATTTTTTGCACCAGCTACAAATGCGATATCACACGAAATAACTCTTACTTCATTATCTAATTTTTGTATTGAGAATTTATTCTTCTTTCCAAGTCTAACATCTTCAGTTTTTCTTGGATAAAACACATGTTTTAATACCTGTCTTTTCATAAGCATCGCGTATGTAAAATAAGCAGAAGTAGATTCCCTAACCCTTAGATTAAGAAACTCTATTTTCCATGTGGCAGGATCTTGCTTTTTCTTTTCCTTTATTAACTGATCAATTGTCTTTAAATCGTGTTTTAATGTAATACTTTCGTCAAACGCAAGCATTACACCGCCTTTATGCTTTTTCATTGCATCTAAAGCTTGCTCCGAAATGTCCCACATCCAGTTCCCGTCATCATACCAACTAGAACTAATATAGACATCAACTGGTTCCTCTTTTAAAACCGGAATGTTTTTATAATAGTCTTTGAGCATATATTTTGGTTTTCTAGGCGTTTGGAATGGAGAAATTACAGAGTCTTCAACCTTTTTCTTAATCTGTCGGCATTCTTCTCTTGCGATTGCGTTTGATCGTAAACCTCTTGCGTTTTCATTTGCGACAAATACTGTTATCTTTGAACCGTTGCGGAATTTTACAAAAATGTCATTGCTTCTAATCCCATATGATTCGATCTCTTTTTTGAGTATTGGCGACCAATCACATAGCTCATCTATAATCTTCTCAGATACAATTAGTTTTGCTTGTTTCTCGGTCGCGGCACCTATCCTAAACTTTGTTCCCTTGTAAAGTAAACACCTCGCAACTGCATATACTGCAACAATAAAAGATTTTGCGTCGTTTCTGCTTGCAATAATACATATTAGATTTGATACTCCCATCATATAAATAGCAATAGCCTGGTACTCGTAAAGCGAAATTTTCAAGTAGTCGATTACAAATCGATGCATGTTCCGACGGAAAAATGACCCCCACGCCAAAACATGTAACACATTGTTTTTGTTGCTAAGATAGTGAGTAGAAGGAAAGTTTTTATATAATTCAAGTTGGTTATTGTCGGCATATTGTTCTAAATCATTCTTCGTCATAGTCATCACCATCTGGAACGAAAAATTCTTTATCTCTAACATCACTACCAGTTTCCAAATTAATCATCGGTCTAGTAATATGTCTTTCAACGTACTCACCAATTTTATCATTATCGTTATATAACTGCTTATCAAGATAAAATTCTTCTGGAGTATATTCAGAAATAAATCCTAATGTCATACAAAATGTTTCATCATTGCTTGCATCTTTTTCCTCTACGGTTCTTAATCCAGCTTGTTTGAATGTCTTACTATATTGCTCAACAAGAGTCGTGTATTCTTTAGAATCTCCCCCCTGTAAAGATCTAACCATAAGCATATTAAGGTTGCATAATGACTTAATAAATATTTCCTGATTATTATCTGCGTTTGGATTGTTCTTTTTAAGCATTCTGTAGTGATCATCAAGATTTTTATAATCTAACTCTGTAAACCCAACACCCCACCTATCAACAGCAGACGCGGTAACTGAAAGATCCTTAGTTTTAACATCTTCCTTGGTTTGGACAACTTCCCCTTGTTTTCTTTCGTAATTACATTTTAATGTGTCTATATATGTTTTTCTTCCTTCGCAGTTTAAGTTCTTTTTTGCAGCATAATGTGAAAGCCTTGTTCTGTCTTGATGTCCAGATTCATATTCTTTTGCGGCTATCAGCGGATTTTCCTCATACACCCAATCGGCTTGCTGGCAAAAATGCTCTATTGCATGTTCTTGATTTCCTGTGTACATAGCACATAACAGAAGATAATACTTATCAGAACACTCTTTGCACCAAGGTAAATAACCATCGCTTGACTGGAATAATGGGCTATTTGATTTTTGAAAATTATTTTTTTGAGTTGAGAAGCCTTTCCCACAACAGGTGCATTTATATTGATGTTTAGTTGCGTCAAACAATTGTGTACTTCTAGGTATATTAAATGAAATACTTGTGTCTATCCTTTTTGATGAGTTCATTGACTCACGAATAACTTCTTCTTTTGATTTAATCTGAGCCAAAAGCCCACCTCCTTTTTTTGGTATTTTGCAACACAAAAAGAGATATCTCATGTGAGATATCCCCGATCTACTGCAAATATTTTATTGCTATAAAATACTCATTTCTTTACTCGTCAATCTTAGAAATTTGTTTTTTAATCTGATTGACATACGTGCTTAAAGCAGCCACAAGAATACCTTGCGTGAGCGCCGTAAATAGGGCTAGGAGGCATTCTCTGAACGTATATGAACTAACTGTCGCTAACACATAAAGTGCGCATAAAACGATTCCTACGGCTCCATTTATAAGCGGTATATATTCATCTTTTATTAGTTTGCTTTTCTTAATTCCAATTCCAATAAAATATAAGACAGCTGACACTATGAGCAATTCAGGCTTTACGTATTTCAATGCTATATCCATGACTTCTCCTTATTTTGCTAATCCTTTATACTGCAATGATCCGTCAGCCAAAGTGGAAAGCATTACTTCTCCAGTTACCATCTTGCCGTCAGCATCAACCGCGTAAATTTTCCCTGAGTTCTCTACAAGCTGAGATTTACACATGGAGCCATCGGCACTTAAATAATACCAACCGCCATTATATTGATACCAAGTGTTAGTAATCATGATTCCCGCACCGTCAAACCAGTACCATAAATCTTTTTCTGTGTCGTGATACCAGTCATTTTTAATACATTCACCCGTATCCCCATTGTAGAATCTCCACCCGCCGTCTTCCTGTTTCCAGCCAGATTTCCTTTCTTGTGACTTATTTTCAATGAGAGCCGCCTTAAATGTACTCCACGTATGTTTTGTGTGATTATATACATATGGATTTGGACAAATCTTTCCCGTGACATCGTAATGCCTAATTACGTGATCAACCGGAACATTATATCTTTTCATTAACTCTTTTGTGAGTTCCATTGCGGATTGCACTGTGTCATCTTCGAAATACCAATCCTTAGAATCGGCACCCTGAGATCCTTTGTTGCGGACGCACATTTCAATACTGACACAGTTTACATTTTTTGCAATTCCGTATAATGAGCCTCCGCCAGTAGATAGTTTCTTCCCACCAACTGCCCAGCAGTAGCGAGAGACTGGATCTGGATTATACTGCCAGACATCGCCCGCAAATCCAACGTAAAAATCAGCAGAAGCGTTTGTTGTTGTTCTCTGATTGTAGTAGTTTATATTTGCCTTGGCGTCGCCGGTAGCACCGACGTAATGGATTACTATGTATTCTATTTTACCTGGGCGCACAGAAGTGTTATGCGTGCCAAAGTTTGTATTCTGATTAATATTCAATTTATTTTGCTCCTTTCGGTCTGATAGGAGAGTAGTTTGCTCTTCTGAATTGTTATATAGTGTCAAATGACACGCTTCCGCGTAGGAAGTACGGCGTTTCGCCTTCAGTTTTAAATTTATGCGGAGTCGCCCTCATCACCGCTTTACTATGCGTCCCATATGCAGATAATCGTCATTATCCACTTTACGCAAGTCCCCTATTAAGATTTAATGTTTCTCATTTAATGGCTGTGAAACACCAGATTTTAAAGCTTTCCACTAAAGCAGGAACTCTCTGGTTTAGGATTTTCCTTTCCCATGGCAAGAGTTTAGAGTCTTCTTACCGACTTGTTTTGAATTGCCGACTTAACGGTTCTTTTTTACCAATGAAAGTTGGATTCTAACTGACAATATTAAATATTTATACTATCTTTTATTTTTCTCACCTTTGAATTATCAGTTTTTAGATAAAATTTTTTCGTAACATCCGTTCCGCTGTGGTTTAACATAGTAGAAACGTCTTCGAGGCTGACGCCTTCAGCTTTCATGAGATTTGCAAAACTATGTCTGAAATCATGGCAGTGGAGCGTTGGTTGTCCAATCATACCACCTATTTTCTTACACCAATCATTTAATGTACCATTATTCACACATTCGGATTCAGTAGTGTATGGAGTTACAAACACCCAACCAAAATCATTAACATTATTTTCTTTCCTATATTCAATTAATCTTTCAATGTAACCCTTGGTTTCCTCACTAAATGAAAATTCTACGATTTTACCCTCTTTTTCAAGAACGTTTTCAAATATTCGATTTTCTAAGTCCATCTGATCCCATCTTAAATGTGCAATAGCGTTTACTCTGCCCATAGTAGTGAGAGATAAGAATGCATAAACTTGTAATTGAATATCTCCAAGTTCTTCGAGTTTTTCGCGCATCAATTGAACTTCTTCTTTTGTCAAATATGTTTGTGTGGTTATTGGTAATCCCGCTTTTGGTCTATCAATAAATTCAACCGGAGACTCTTTAATCAATTTTTTCTTACGTAAAAATTTGTAGAAGGCTGATATAGACGACATAACACGTTTCTGTCTATTTACATTATTTCCTTGCTGTTTACGATAAAAATAATATTCCTCGATCTCGTCGTCCGTGGCTTCTAAAACAGATAAGTTATATTGATTGTTGTACATGTAAATAAACCACTGCATAAGATCTGATTTGTATTGTTTCACACTATTTTCGCTCAAACCCCTAATAGACATATCTATCTGATACTTTTGAAACATTTTAAGAGTTTCTTCTTTTATTTGTTTTGCCTTTTCAGCGTCATAAAGACAAATTCTTTTACTTCGTTCTGCCATCTATTCACTCCCTTTCATAATAAAAAGAGCAGTAGTGTTAACACTAATCTGCTCTCTTTTTATAATTCTCTATAAATTCATATACCTGCTCAGGTGTATTATTCCTCTCTCCATATGTAGCATGAAAACTTTTGGGATAATTTATTAAATGACACTCTTCACAAAAAGTAATTCCATTTTTAACGTCATATCTCAAATTCTTATATTCCGAGAAATTGTATAAATGATGAGCATTAAGATTTCCGCCATGCTTACCACAGCATTGACATGTATAATTATCTCTTTTAAATACATTTCTTAACCACTCTTTATAATATGTATTATTACGAGCCATATGTTGATCATCGGTTGAAAATCCTTTAAAATCTTCAATTACTATTCCACGCTGTCTGCATGATGATTTTATGCGATTATCTAATGTAGATTGTGATAGACGAACTTTTTCGTATCCATCTTTCTCTTCATAATATATAGAAAGTAATTCAGAACGGCTTGGAATTTTAAATCCATATTCCCTTAATAGTGATAAAATAGTATTACCAGTGACATTGTATTTAACACCAATCTCTTCTGATGTTAAATGTTTTATAAAATATAAATCATGTAGTATTTGTTTATCTAATACTTCTTTTAATTTACCATACTTATTTAATTCGAATGTTAAAAGCCATTCCCTTAATGTGCGTAAATTTATTCCACACTCGTCAGATATGTCTTTTGCCTCTCTGTCCTTAATTATATATTCATTTTCTAACCATTCTTTATTTCTATATGGAATATCGACAAATATTAATTTTCCTTCCTTGTCCTTGGTTTTCTTTTTATGTTTTAAACAACTTTCGCAACAATAATTATCTGAGCGTAACTTTAAATAATCTTTATAAGGCATAAACTTTTTTTTATTGCAAAAATCACATTTAACTTTTACATTTACTGCTGAACCTTTTGTCAAATCAGTTACATCAACTAAAAATTCATCTAAATTGTTGGTATATGAGTATCCCTTAGACTCATAATGCTTTCTTGTATTACCCACCCACCTTATTTCAATTTTTTGTGGCAATATTAATCCCATAGCTTTGTTTCCTCATTTCGCCTCATTCAATAACAACAAAGATAGAAGAGTGGCGAATGAGGTCACCAACTCATTTGGGTCATAACTCCAAAATGTCTTCTATCCAAAATCCAAATACCAGCAATGACGCACAGCACTAGACACTACATAATTCTTCAAAATATAACAAAATCACCAAAGCTCAACAATTCTATATAAAATAGGCACCCACATTTAACCGTGCCGAATTATATATAATCAATCTAACTTTTCGAGGTATTCTTTAACCATATCTCTATTAAATTCATTCACTTTCAACCACATCTCGTCGGTTATATCATCACTGCGATTTGCAATTTTGCTATCCATACTCACCACTTCCCCTCTTTTGTTAATAAAAAGACTTCACGCCTGTTACAGCGTGAAGCCCTATGTTAATTTAATTTCTCAATCAATTCCTCAATAGTAATCTGTTCTCCCAATGAAAAACACGATTCAAGGCGATTACGTAATAATTCCTTTAATATTTCTACCTCATCCGAGGACAATCCCACGATTAAAATTTCTTCATCGTACACTTAAAACACCACCTATCTATTTAACTGCATCTTTTAATGCGCTTGTTGGTTTAAACTTAGGTTTTACATGGGCAGGAGTAGTATATGTCTCACCCTTTTTATCACCCATCTGGATAATTCCGCTTCTTTCGGCAACTTCAACAGTTTCAAGGGTGCCGAGTCCAGGAAGAGTAACTTTATTATGCGCAACTAATTCTTCAGTTGTGATATCAGCAAACGCTTTTAATATATTTTCTGCTTCAATTTTTGTAGATCCGATTCTATTTGCCAGTTCTGTCACCAACTCTGTTTTATTCATGTATAATAACTCCTTTAATTTTGATTTTTGTAATAAAATAGGAGAGTACTTTGATCTCCATTAATAACTAATTTAATATAATTATGTGTTCACACACCTTACCTTTTCCTTCTTCATAAATTACAAATGAAGCCGAAGCATCAGCCGATTTTCTAATCCTCATAGAAAAATCATCACTTCCAACAATTGATCCAACTGTCATGGCACCTTTTCTAGCTCCGCAGTTAATAAAATCATTGCGATGCTTGTGTCCACCAATTATATAATCAATCCGTACATCATAAATTTCTGAAAAATCTTTTAACGCTTGAGCGAGATTTGGCACTTCTCCGTGAATTCCAAGCACATTATACCCAGCAATGGTATCAAAGATAAATCCAGTTTTATTTTCTACATACTTAAAATTTGGATTACCTTCGTTCTTTGTGACAATGCAATTTTTGACTATTTTACCTGCCGTATCACACAAATGCTCATTCTTTTTGCCGTCTAAAAGCCTAAATTCGTCGTGATTTCCGTCCGTTTGATGGTAAATGATATTTGCGTTAGCAGATAGTTTATTGAGCCAATTGCCAAGATAATTGCCAAAAATAATAGCACTGTCAACAGCGCCATATCTTAAACTCCATAATTGAGAATGCCTGATGAATCCTTCAATGTGATCACCTAAATTATTAATGTGGATTTCAGATAGCTCCTCTTTTTCAATTATCTCAATTGTCTGATTGTATACTTCTTCCATTCTGGAATAGTAAATTTCAGGACTATACTCATTTATCACTTCATCAAATAGCCCAAATATTTTAAACTCTTTTCCAAAGTGAGAGTCTGCAAAGTTTAACTGACCAGCGCGTTTATTATGTACAATCGGAATGTCTTTAGGAACAATCACTTCCGTATTATTTCTGATTGCCTGAATGACCTTTTCTTCAAATAATTCATCTCTTGCAAGTTCACGCTGCCAACGAGCATATTCAAGTTTTTCCGTTTGAACCTTCATAAGTTCACGTTGTGCTTCACGCTTTAAAGTTTTATTTTCCTCGATCATACTTTGTAATTGCTTATCGGGCGTGGCATTTTCAGCCTTTGCATCACCATACCCGTCAAGATAATTTTTTGTTTTCTTACGATGAGCCGATTCATCCCAATCAACACCAAATGCTTCATTACATAACTTGCCGATTTCGGTATTTGATAATCCATACAGTTCCCTATTTTTATATAAACGTATTCTGTATGACTTTGGGGTTTCATTTGGCTGTATCAACGCTTGATTATTTATATTTGTCCCCACCCTTCTTATTCTTCGTCTGGAAGCTCAATACTAATTTTCATATCAAATTCCGTAACCCAATCCGGAAGATTCTTTTCAAGATCTGGTACGATAGACCCGTTTTCGTCAACCAATAACCCATCTTTAATGGACACGCCTTTAATCAAAATATTTCTTTTACCAGAAGTAACCTTGGACTCTGTATCTTTATGAGTAACCATATTGTTAAAAACCTCCAAATTATTTGATTTATTATTGTAAACTTTTACTATTGTGCGAATAGTATTTAGTGAGATATAATGATAAACGTAGAAGTATGCGATAAAAACAAGTAAAAAAATAAATAAAAAAATTAATCTTCGTCGAAATCGTCATCGTCACATTCTTCACCATTTGGTGCTTGAAATCCGATTGCATAAGTATCAATAGCTGGTTCATCTTTACCCATTTCTTTATTCCAATCAGAGATGATGCGAGATGGCTTCATTTTAAGAACTTCGATCCATAAAATAACAGTATCAGATAATCCGTCTACGAAGGGAGATACTATAATTCCTATAACTATACCAAATAGTAAATACATCATAAGCAATTACCTTCTTTCATCATAAATTGATAATCATATCTTTTTCAGAGCAGATTACCTTATATGTATTATCGTTTTTTGATATTGCTTTTCTCAAATGTTCCTTTATTTCGTACGAAACATAATATTTTCCATCAAATAATAAATTGTTATCACAATATTTTTTAATTTTTGAGTTATAAGTTTTTAAAAATTTTGAAGCATCTTTACATTTATTGAACTTATACACCAATTTAAAATCGATGTCATAAATATATAGTGGCTTTGAATTTCGAATGGAAGATTTTTGGGCGGTACTTAATATAGCGGGTATTTTTTCTCCCATATATTCTTTTAACCATTGATATCCATGCGATGTTTTGCAAATACCGCTGCTACATTGTCGTATAGATGTTGTTCCAAATTTTCTTTGTGCCTCCGATATACTTTTATATTCTCTTACAAAACTTCCAGATAGGGTGTATTGGTATATTTTAATAGATTTATTTTCAGAAATGCGTTCATGCTTAGATTTTAATGAATCTATTTTCTCACCCATATAATCATAAAACCACCTATACCCAAAAGCCACTGGACGTGTACCCTTGCAACATGACGGAATATTTCCGGAATTTTTCAAATGTGGCGCGAGTTCACGAACTGCCGACGGGATACTGTTAAAACATTTAATATAATTCCCTTCTATATCGTATTGATATACTTTGCGTATTCTTTTTAGCTGAGATTCATACGACCCTTTAGATCCGCAATCTCCACCATCGGAACGATTATAACCAAATTCTTTATTTCTAGTGTTATATTTTAATATTAATTCTTTCTCTTTATCGCAAGCTTCTTCCTTAGACAATCCACTATATATTATATCGTGATCAAAATTATTCCATCCGTATTTTTTTATTGCCAATCCAATAACTTGATCATAATACGAACTTCCATTACCTTTCCATCTTTGTTTGACATCGGATGATATTCCAATATATTTTTTACTATTTAATTTGTTAGTATGTATATAAACACAGTAATTTAAATTGCTCACTTTGTACCTTTCTTTTATTCTTTTCAGTTTTTACAATAAAAAACTACTCAACAGATAGAAGAGTAGTTAAATCATTATTTAATTTTTCGGTTTCTTCAAAAATAAATATTGTTTTAATTGTATTGTTCTTATCTGGCTTAATGTCTACCATTTGATTGCCCATTTGCAATAATTTTCTAGCTAAATAAGTCTTGAAAATTAATTTCGTATTCATATTTTACCTCTACATTAACTCAGCAATTGCTGCAATCCGAGATCTGTAAATGTTTTGTAATTCAACTTCGCCATAAAAGCCTTGTCCTCTAAATACTTCAGACATTCTTCTTATGCCGTTGTTTGCACCAGCATACTGAGACATGTCGACCTGCGCATGGTAATCACCATCAATCACACACACTGAATCTTCTCCGATTCTCTGTAATGCAAGTTTCATAAGAGATATATCCATATTCTGGGCTTCGGTTATATAAACACCGCAATTCATGCCATTCGTATCAAATCCACGAATATCAGACAAGGGAAGCAACTGAATTTTGCCCTGTTTTACCATATCAAACAAACCAAAGGCATCGCCTAGTTTAGCGGATAGCATATTACCTATAGAAGAATCTAATAATTTTTCATCTTTTGATCCAGGATAATATCCGAGTTTCGCTGAATTAACCGTAGCGACGGTGTTGCAAAATACTACAATCTTATCTATTTTTTTCTTTTCAAGTAAATACATAAAGTATCCAATAGCTAAATACGATTTGCCGGTGCCAGCAGCACCTTTAATCATCGTGATCTGGTTTGCATATAAACTATTCAAAACCATTTGTTGATAAATATCTCCGTTAAGTGGTTTAACAGCCCCAAAATAGACTGATTTAACTGTTGGAAACTCAATAGCTTGATATTCTTCTCCGTTCCATCTAAATTTATCAACAACGTTTCCATCTAAATCTTTTATTACAAGATATTGATTTGTAAATAAATTATAAATATTTTCTGTAATATTTTCATAAAAATAAGCCATTTCCTTTTCAGGCAATGACTTTTCTAAAAATCCTTTATATTCTATTTCTTCATTCTTCTTCACTGATTCACATTTTAAATCAAATACATTTTTAGCGATAGTCCTACAGCAGATATCATTCGTTACGAAAACAATATTTTCTTTTTCACTTAGATATTTAGCACAGGCGCATATCTGATTATCAGGAGTGTTTTCAAGCGTATAATCATTCAACACAGCCGATATGTCGTCATTAAATATTACGACTTTATATTTATCAGAATTTTCATCTAAAATATGAATTGCTTTTCTTGCACGATATTTAATTTCTTCGTCCTTATTTTTTGAAACTTTAATATGTTCTAGTTCAAACAGAGTAGTGGAAGACAACGCAAATCTATCTTCTGTAATTTTGTCTTGTAATTCTAAAATAGCATTTGTATCATAGAATTTAATAATGAAGACCCTCTTTCTCTTTAAGATTATTTGACTGTTTTAACAATACAGGACTTGCGGTACTCAAATAGTAACTTTTTTGCCTCTTCAGATTCTGTGCACCAGTATTTGTGATGACCTGAATATGATCGATGAATTGCTCCATATGAATTTGTTCCAAACTTTAATCCTTTTGATTCGAGATATCTTGCTTCCTTTTGAGAAATCTGTAAAATAGTAATGACCTTCTTCCTTGATGAAATTTTCTCCTTAGTAGGAGAGTAGCTACCTCTGCCAGAGTCGGACTGACATTATTAGAGTCAAATTCTAATGTGATACCATTACACTAAGAGGCAATATGGTTTGAGAAAAATTCAGTGACCATACCTGCATTACGCAAGTAAAGCCACTGAGAGAAAAGTGAAATGAATATGAAAACAACGTTAATCGTTTGTGTTATATGTATATCCATATTAAGAAAATTACAGTTTTAAAACAATGGTCTAAAACCCTAGTAAAATCAAGGGGTTTGGAGCTTTTTTAGAAGATTCTATTTTTCGGAAATTCCAGTTCTATTATTAATATCCCACAAATATTTATTACTTGAAGTATTTAACTTTGAACAATATGAACAGTATTTTTTACTATTACTAGTTTTTTTAGTTAATATTCCGCAATCTGTACACCTAATATAATTTTCTCCTTTATATAATCTCCATTCATATCCAAGCTTACGAAAGTCATTAATAAAAAGTTTCTTTTCTCCTTCTTCGTCCACAAATAAAACTTGCACATTTAAATTATTTATTTTCTTTGCATATTTTATTAATCCGAGTTCTTTTAGCTGGCAGAATCGTATTCCTTTATCAAATGCAGTAGTTGTAATGCAAGCGAGTTTATAGATCTCGCTATCCTCATTATTTACCCATCCATTATTTTCTGGATTTCTAAAATTTTTAAACTTGGCTAGACATAGGAGAGTAAAAGCAAGCCTCTCCATCACTTTATTATGCATACCTTCAATTGTTTTTAATTCATTTGATGTAATCCATACCCCCTCACACTCGCATAGTGGATATTTTTTTGCGTGATTAGCACATTTCTCTATATATTCCGTCCAGTTAATAGGGTTATATCTTGGATAATTTTGGTTCATAAATAAATTCAATTCGTTGACAATTTTTTGTTTTCCATATCCAAACTCGTGATAATAATATCTGGATAACATGCTTAAAATCATATTGATTCTATTAATTTCAATATCTCCTGTAGATAATGCGTTTTCGATATACTCTTTTTCATTTAAAATTATAATAATTCATCGCCTCCCTTATATTTTTTCTTGCGCATTACAAATTTTTCTCCCATAAACTTAAATTCTTCGTCTTTATCAACCTTTAATGGATAATTAATAGTGAAATTATTCTTTTTAAGAAGATTTTCTATTATTACATCTCCACACATATCCCATGCAAATTGCTTCGATTTTGAATTTGAATAGCATAAATCCAATACAATATCACATAGTTCTTTTTGATTAGAGCAGATTGTTTCGCAAGTAGATTTGAAGTTTAATAACATAATTTCTCTGGTTAAACCAAGCTCGTCTTTATCCAATCGTTGTCTGTTTGCAAGTTTTTGATAATTCCTAACGCAATCATCGTATTCCAATTTAATTTTTTCGATTTTTTTATAATCGTGTCTACTATACTCAACTCCAGACTTTAAAATGAAATAGTCAAACTCTGATGACGTTTTTAAATCACCAATATACTCCTTAAACTTATCTTCAAACAAATAGCAAATTCGGTTTATTGTACATTGATTATTTCCAACCGGCATAAACTTACGATAGTACTGAATAAAAATATCTTCTTCATCCGACTTCTCAGGTTTTGACATTAGATCAGATAGTGAAATTTTAAATTCTCTGATACATTTGTTATTGGTGTCTCTTATATATTTATTATATTCAGCCATTAATTCCGGATAAATATACCTCATGAAGTATGGTTTTTTATCAGAAACAATTTTAAGACAGAGTTCTTTAAAGTTTTTTTCTTCTTGCGTTGAATCCGGAAGTTTATTACAAGAGACTCTATCATACCAATATTTTGGCATTGGTTTTGCTATGATACCTTTTGCCTTATCAATTGAATTCTGCTGATAATGTTGACCACACATGATTCTATACTCTAGCGTCTTATATTCGGTACTTTCTTCATTAAACTGCGACTGTAATTCAATCATTGAAGTAATCTTATTAGTTGTTGAACCAATTTCATCACCAAAGGCTAACTTGTTAGCACGCACCATATCAGACTCTTCTGGGACAATTTTTTTAGCTTTTCTCTGCATACATTCAATAGTAGACGAATTTAAGGTATTTTTAATAATAATTTCATTGTCTGTAGTAAAAAAGGCATCGCTGTCTTTATCTGCTCCATTTAAAGCGTCACAAGTTGTGTCCCATGAATTTAGGATAATTCCAGTTGTTATGTATTGATACCATAAATCCATATCTTCGTTGTGTACAACATTTCTCTTACGAATGTTATTATGGCAGGTCATTGGCGCACGGAAACAAGCTATTTCTCTAACCCCCCTGTCTATCCAATATTTATGATATACTTCACCGGCCTTTAATAACCCAGTAATTGGCAATCCAAATATTGATTGAGCAAGAGAGTATGGATCTCCAGAAACTATCGCATAATTACCGGAAAGCTGAATAGATCCTTTTGATGCCATCTGAATCCGCTTCTTGATCATTCCGTGAATTTTACTAACTACAAATGGATCACTAAGTAAGCGCTTATCTATCATAATGGCTTTAACAAAATCATTATCCACAAAGTCGATAGTTTCATCACTTAAATACATCCCATTTAAAAAGACTATTGTTTTCCTCCAATCTCCACATAGAACATCTGTAATTTCATCAATTGTAGGTTTGCAGATGGCGTTCAAATCACTGTCGGTAAAATTATATGTCTGTAAAAACTGGTAATTTGAATTTCTTACATTTTCGAGAGTATGAGGAGTGGCTTTTGATACAGAAAATTGGTAATGATTTTCATCGCAGCATTCAATAAAATGTTCCAAACTCTTATAAGAATCCCATAATTTGACCATTGACGTGGTGAGTATAACATCATAATCTCTAACGTCTCTCCATTCTCTCCACGCATCTTGTGTCATATATGTTTCATCGTTAATCACTTTTGCAAATTCAACAAAATCAAAAGTAAATAACATTCCTTTAGTCCAAGCATAACGAGTATTAATTCCCGAAATAGTCTGATCTTCATAATCTTCTCCATATAAATCTTTATTTACAATTTTTGAATATTCCGGAGACATTAATCCGTATCCATCAGAGTCACAATACTCTATATCATAATCTTTTTCATATGATAATATGGGTTCTCCGTCGTGCTCATCGTTTATTTTTATAACGTTTTCTTTAAATGTCACATTACAATCATTTACAATTAATATTCTCGGTTTTGTTACGGGAATTGAACCACTACAAATTAATGCTTGATACGCTTCCAATTTTGCGGGAACAATTTCTTTAGTTTTATCTCTACCATTGTCCATGCGTTTACGTATTTCTTTAATAATATTCTCTCCTATGTAAGTTATGGTTGATTTTTTAATTCCACCATTAGTGCCGAGAAGTCTCTGATAAGAATATCCATTAATTTTAAATCCTGAATTAGCCCTGTCATAGTCTCCATCACTATCCATTATTAAACACATATAATCCTTTTGATACTGAAGAGAATAAAGTTCTTCGTAAAGTTTTTCAATTTTTATTTTATTTTGATTACTCTTTGGTTCTTTCCTAATGTGCCTTAATTTTGCCTTTATTTCAGCAACTTTTTCATCTAAATTCTCAATTCCATTCAACTCACAAAGCCACCTTAAAATTTGACTATCATTTAAAGCCACTATATCTTTTTCATTTTTCATTGCAACTCGGAGTGGAAGATCTAACTTCCACCTTGAGCGTTTTAATCTTTTGCTGTGTAATTTATATATAAATTTATGACATGACTGCTGTTTTGCTATTTTAATTCACCTCCAAAGATATTTTTTCATAAGTATTGTTCAACTCTTTTGCAGAAGATTTTAATTCGTTATAAGTGATTTCCTCTCTTAGATATTTCCAAAAATCAAAAATAAAGCAATCAATACGAGACTGTAGTATGTTATTTTCAATATACTTCTTTTTACCAAACCAGAAGTCAAAAACCTGACCAGCATTTAACTGTATGAAAAAACAATCGGTGTCTAATTCTTGATTAAAAACAACTTCTTGTTCCTCTTTCGTGTACTTCTCATCTATTTTTTTATTTTCAACTTTTAAACAATCCAAAACCATCTTACATAATTCTTCACTTACAATATCAACTCCAGCTAATGGTAGAAAATAAGCACTCGGTATCTTTGGCAAACCTGCATAGCATTTAATTTGCGAATAATAGGTATCGTATGTCACAAATCCAACATCTAAATTATCTAACCATTCTTTTATGTTCATAATCTTTTCTCCTTTATATTTAAAATATTATTTAATCTTCAAACCAAACAACCAGCTTACCAAGTCCAAACTCTTTGACCAAACAATAAGTAGAGTACCCATCGACTAGCACGAAATCTTTATTCAATACTACCTTGCTCTCAAACTTACCCGTATTTCTAAAATAATCTCGCTTACGCTGCATCTTCTTCCAGCCAACCTTCTTAGATGCAAATTCTGGTGTAATATGTATTTTCTCGATATCAACCCAATATTCTTTTCCTGGCTTATAATATCTGATCCCCAATGCCTTCTTTACATTTTCAAACATTTTCTATTCCTCCATTATTTAAATTGTCAGTATTGCTATTTGGTGAGTTCTTTGACTTTTTCTTAAACTTTGATCTCTCGACTGCTGTGTAATACGGTTCACTGTTCTTGTTTTCATATGTACAAAAATTCTCAATGCTGATTTCTCCCGCGAAATCTTTATGTCTCTCTAGCCGAGCGAGAGAGTAGTCCGTGTTAAATTTTACCGTTTGATTCATTTATTTTTGTTTCCTCCATGTTTTCATAATTTTTCTTACTTACTTTAGTAAATGATTTTGATGCAACTATTTTTTTACCATATTTTATTTCTCGCTTAACATCGTACCCCTCGTATAATACTGGTTCTTTGGTCTTGTTATCTTGGACATACTTATACTTATTTGCGAATATTGTAGAATCGGTATGCCAGTTTCCATCGTCGTCTTTAAACCTTGGCATTGCTGCCATTTCTAATATCTGTAAATCACATAGAATATCTACGCATTTTGAACAAATTCTCTCCGGTACGCCAAGATCTATGGCTATCTCATTATATTTCTTGTAAAATATCTCCGGGGCTTTTTTAATTTCATACACCAATTCATAACACTCCATTGCTCTATAACGAATATTACATCTTATGTATGCCAATACAAGCAGAACGGTGGCGTGGGTTATCCTCTTATCTAGTTGAAGACGATTCTTTTCTGAATATTCCTTTATTAAATCAATTTCGAAATCAAATACCATTCCAAACTGTTTTTCGGGGAATATCCAATCCCTATTTAGATCCACAATAACAGTATTCTTTTCAGTGAAATCTTTTTCTGAATAATTAGAATCATCATAATTATGTATTAGCCCATTATCGTAGAACCAAGTAAATACCTGTTTAAACTTATCATTCATAGCTCCTTTATTTCGTTTAGGCTTAAACCCGCACCACTCTATAAGATAATTACAGTTGTAAAATGATCGCATGTTTAAACAGGTGTGAAAAACAAAATATGAGAAGCAGCTTATTCGTTTATCTCCTATAGTATTAGCATATATTAATTCCCGTGGCACTTTTATGTATTTACACGTAGTTTTTTTATTTCTCAATTTTTTTACGTTGAATTTCACGTATTTTGGATTAATTGAATATTCGCAGCAATTGTATCCATCGGTAAACGCATTGTATTTATCAATATAAAACTGTTCTCGTTTTAGTAAATGAAGTTTTGTATTATCTACTAATTCAACGACCTCAAATTTAAAATTATTTAAGTCCATGTACTCATTAAATGCTTCTTGGAGCTTGTATGAATGATGCTTATTTTGCAATAAGTCTGTTTTATGCTTTTCCCATCGTTTTTCGATATTTCCGCTACTTCCTATATAAACCATTTTATTCTGTAAATTCTCTATTTTATAAACACCCCTACTGATTTTTGTTTCCTCCTTTAATCTCATCAAAATAATCTACTTTGTAAATCTCTTTCATTTTTTCTAACGCCCACTCAATTTCTTGTTGGCACTCGTCATTATTTAATACATAAATGTTGGGGACATTTTGTGGCGGCTTGCCATCTTTCTTTACACTACCAACCGTTTTCTTTACAAGCATTTGCTCAGATAAAAAATAATTAATACACTTTGTTATCGTATCCTTTGACATTGATAATTCTTTTGCCATATTCCCTATATCTCTGAAAAATGCTCTTGGATATTCCTTCAACCTTTCCAAATATTCAGTATCGCTTTCTCCCTCTCTTTGATCACTTTTTTCACCAATATAAGAGAGTATATAAATATACGACAATAGCAGAGTCTCGTTATTTATAGCAGAATCAGAATCCATGATTTTATCAAACACACAAAAATCAAATTTACAGAAATTTTTTGGGAAGTCAAAGTTATCTGAAATAATTTTTACCTCAATCCCAGTATCATATGTAATGGAGTCAATGTCTTGAGCAATGGATATCATTTTACTGTTTACCATATACTCCAATACGTCTAAAATCTCTTTGAACGCCTTGGGCTTATTTCTTGTATTTTTAAGCCCATAATAATTAAGAATCTTTTTGATTGTAATCCAGCTAAAGTCTTCTAGTGAACGATAGCGGTCAATCAATATGTAAGTGATGTAGAACTTCCTGCTCACACCGTACAGCTTACGAATGTCTCCCCTAATATACTGATTTGGTATTCTCGTAAAATAATCTCTCTTAATTTAGATTCCCTCCTTTTTGCTTTTGCGAGAGTTCAGTAAACTATGCAAATGTATCCCCGTGAATCGCATACCGCGTTCAGCAGAGGGTGCAAATGCATGACTTACTGAACTGAAATAAGATATAACACTATTAATAAAACAAAACATTAAGTATTTAATATTTCACTAACGTTCAATATTAAATACTAGACTCTCTTTCACACTAACGTTTACAGGTTATCTCCATTGACATCTGTTATCCAATATGCTGTTTTCATGGTGCAGGTAAATATAAATCAGTTTTGGTGATTTAACATGTCTATCTACATTGAAGATATTTCACATCGCTGCTACGATTGTGTTTGATACTGTTGCTACTTGGTTAACACTTCTAAAGTATATCATTGCTATTTGGTTAAGTCAATACTTATTTTAAAATTATTTCATATTTTTTATAATGCTTATTTTTGAGTTTTTGGGTATGTTTTTCTATTTTACGCGATATGTGAATATTTCTCCATTGAATAGAAGGTAGACTGTTTTAGATGTGATTATCATTAATTTAAGCAAATGATCCTGTGTAACATGATGTGAGAATGTATAGAACCTGAAATTTGGATTTGCCTGTAATAAATATGATGGCAGATTCAGATCAGGTAAATTATTATGTGGCTATCATTTATTTTTGTATGATGATATCTGATCCAGATCAATTGCTACTTAGAGCTGCTTAGATGTGATTCAGATTCGTGATCATCTGATTGGATTTACTGGTTGAATCTGTAATAAGCCTATAATAAGATAAAAGATTATTATTTATACTGGATTTTCCGTTATTATTAGCGAGTGAATATTTAGTTACTTTCCATGGAGTCTATTGGAAATCACTTGTGTGGCATGACATTCAGGCAAAACATTACAAATATTTTGTTATATTTTTATAGGACTTCGAGAGACTACTTCGGTGAGAGAGACAAGAATGCTTATTCTATAAGGATTTCCGGTGATTTTAGTGGTTGATTTACGGGTTATTTATGGTGTAGATTGAGTCAAAAATTGAGTTTTTAGGTGGAGTTCGGGGAAACGTAGTGTTTATAAGGGTTTGCTAGGATTTTAAGTGGTAAAATGGGTAATTTGGGGTAATATTAATTTCTTTGTGCATATTGTACAGGTATGATTTTGTTTGTGGTTACTGGGTTTTCTGGTTGTCTTATTCAAAATTCCCGAAGTGAGTGCCGAAGTGTTTTGGGATTTCTTTGTGCAATTTGTATAGTGATTTTTGTGATTTCGGAGTTGAAAATGGAGGGGAATGTGTGAGTAGAACAGATAGGAGGCTTTCTGCAAAACCTGGCTTGCTCTAAGATGTAAACCCACCGGGGTGGTATGTTTATACCCTGAAACCCTTGTATTTACTGGCTATTTTGGAGTTGGTATGATATTACTGATTTTCTCCATACCAACTGTGACTCTGGCAGGAGTGGTGTGATACTCTGGTTTACGATACTTTTCACGGGTTTCCTTGAATCTGGGATATTTTGGTGATAATTAATAATTAACAGTGTTAATAGTTGCATACGCAACCAGTTCGGATTACGTAATGTTTCTTCACTCATGAAATTTTTCTATCACACAATCATATCGCACGAAATACTATTACACACAATAAACATTCACACAATTCAATTGCACACAATCAATTATCCCTCTGACACCATAA